TTCTTATATGGCATCAGAAATTTAATTATAACCCCCTATTACGTTTCTTGAATAAACGTAGTTTCCCAACAAAAATTTAGGAAAAATGAACAGAAACTTTTTAAAAGAAGCAATCGCTGATGCTAAAGCAGTCAAAGAATCTGCTATAGCAAATGCTAAAGTCGCTCTTGAAGAAGCTTTCTCCCCACAAGTTCAAGCCATGTTTGCTAGTAAGCTAGAAGAAATGGAAAAAGAAGATGTGGATGAAGGATACGACGAGATTGATGAGGCAAAAGATGATGCTGATATTTCAGAAAAGAAAGAGTACATGACCAAAAAAGAGAAACGCGAAGGTGACGATCGTAAGTCTGATAATAAGGCTGAGACTGAAACTGAAAAGATGCGTAAGATCAAAGAGGAAGATGACATGGACTTGGATGAAATTTTAGCAGAATTAGAAAAAGATGAAAATCTTAAAGAAAATGCTCGAACAGACGCTGAAGAAGAAGGCTACAAAGACGGTATGAAGGACGAAAAAGAGGACTTGAAAGAGGACGAACGTACGGATGCTGAAGAAGAAGGCTACTTAGACGGTGAAAAAGACGAGAAAGAAGACATGGAAGACGAGGACGAAGAAATCGATCTTGAAGATATGTCTGAAGAAGATCTTAAGAAATTTATCGAAGATGTAATCGAAGATATGGTTAATGCAGGTGAAATTGAAGCCGGTGAATCATTCGAAGATGATGTTGATGTTGATGTTGACGTAGACGGTGAAATTGAAGTAGAAGACGATGAAATGACTTCTGTGGATGTAGCTGAAGCTAAAGAAGACATTGATGAAGGTAAAGAAGAAATGGACGAAGCAAAAGATGAAATGGATGAAATGAAAAAAGATTTAGATGAAGCAATGGAAACAATTGCAACATTAAGATCTGAATTAAATGAAATCAATTTATTGAATGCTAAGTTACTTTACACAAATAAAGTGTTCCGTGGCAAGAATTTGTCAGAAAATCAAAAAGTTAAAGTATTAGGTGCTTTTGATAAAGCTGAAACAATTAAAGAAGTAAAACTTGTATTTGAAACTATCAATGGTAGTGTAAAAGCAAAATCAACTACTAATAAATCTATTAGCGAAAGCGTTAGAACAAAAGGTAGTGCTTCTAATTTGACTTCAACTCCAAAAGTAACTAAAAAACAACCAATTGTTGAGTCTGATGAAATGGTCGCTCGCTTTAAAAAATTAGCTGGAATAATCTAATTTTAACATTAAATTAAAAATTAACTAAAATTAAAAACGTAAAAAAATGAGTCAATTAAATTCTCTTTTAGAAAGCGCTAATCCTTACAAATCACTACAAAGTGATGCTGCAAGATTAGCCAACAAATGGGATAAGACAGGTTTGTTAGAAGGTGTCGGTACTGAGACTGAGAAAAACAATATGTCTATGATCCTTGAAAACCAAGCTAAGCAATTAGTTATGGAAGAAAGTAACACAGGTGGTCCACTTCCTGGTGCAGGTACATTTACTCCTGGAACAGGTGCACAATGGGCTGGTGTTGCTCTACCATTAGTAAGAAAAGTATTTGGTCAAATCGCAGCGAAAGAATTCGTTTCGGTTCAACCAATGAATCTTCCTTCTGGTCTAGTATTTTATTTAGATTTCCAATACGGAACTACTAAAGCTCCTTTCACTGCTGGTGATTCACTATATGGTGATACTGATGGAAATACTCCATTCGGTAACGGTGCTACAGGTGGTCTTTATGGTGCTGGTAGATTTGGATACTCAATTAACAATACTCAGTCTGCTGCTTATACTGTAGCATCTGCTTCTGTTGATTGGTACACTGATTTACAAGCTGATTCTTCAGTATCTCAGTCTTATGCTGCAGGTGCTTCAGGTCAAATCGTAAAACTAGCTATCCCAACTTCTGCATTCCCTGATTATGACACTAGAGGTGTTAAAGGTTTTTACCTTTCAGGTGCTGCAGCTGATTTACCAGCAGGAGCTACTCAATACCCACAATTTACAAAAATCAATGGTAATAACATTGAATTCTTTGTAGGTTCTGATGTTGTAGAAGGTGCTTCATTGAAAGTTGAATATTTACTACAAACAAATGACGCTCAAAGAGGTGATTTTGAAGATGGTAATAACAACTTAAATGCTGATAATACACCAATTTCAATTCCTGAAATTAACATTCAAATGCAGTCAGAAGCAATTGTTGCTAAGACTCGTAAATTGAAAGCTGTTTGGACTCCTGAGTTCGCTCAAGATCTTAACGCTTACCATTCTTTGGATGCTGAAGCTGAATTAACATCAATCATGAGTGAGTACATTTCATTAGAAATCGACTTAGAAATTCTTGATATGTTAATCGAGTCTGCTGCTGCAGGTACTGAATACTGGTCAGCTCAAAACAACTTATCATTAGCTTCAACAGGTGTTGTAGATGCTGATTTAGGTTTCTATAACTCACAAGGACAATGGTTCCAAACTTTAGGAACTAAAATCCAAAAGTTGAGTAATATCATTCACCAGAAAACTCTTAGAGGTGGAGCTAATTTCTTAGTATGTTCTCCAACAGTAGCTACTATTATCGAATCTATTCCAGGATTTGCTAGTACTTCTGACGGTGATGCTGCTAAAATGAGCTACGCATTTGGTGTACAAAAAGCAGGTACTATCAATTCTAGATACACTGTTTATAAGAATCCATACATGACTGAAAATACTATTTTATTAGGTTTCAGAGGTGGTCAGTTCTTAGAAGCTGGTGCTGTATTTGCTCCATATATTCCGTTAATTATGACTCCATTAGTATACGATCC